ACAGTTGCGGCGTAAATGGGACAAGTTCCAGTGCCCTGTGGCTATTGGACTTGATGCTAGTCGGTTTGATCAGCATGTAAGCGCGGATGCACTCAAGTGGGAGCATTCAGTTTACAATGCCATATTCAATAATAAGGAATTGGCAGCGCTGTTAAGACTGCAGTTAAACAATGATGGTTTTGCATACCTCGATGGGCATAAGTTGACATACACCGTTAGTGGCACACGCGCTAGTGGTGACATGAACACTTCATTGGGAAATTGCATGATCATGTGTTGCTTAATTCGCGAGTACGTATCTGAGCTGGGGATTCGTGCTGAGCTGGCTAACAATGGTGACGACTGTGTGTTATTTGTGGAAAAACGTGACATGCGGAAGTTAGATACGCTCCCTGAATGGTTCTTGCGCTATGGATTTGAGATGGAGGTTGAGCCGCCCGTGTTTGTGTTTGAAAAGATCGTATTCTGTCAAGCACAACCAGTATTGGCAAATTCTGAGACCAATACTTGGGTTATGGTACGCCAGCCGGAGGCTGCATTAGGTAAGGATGCAATGTGTTTGTCTGCTAAGGATGAGCACTCGTATCGCCAGTGGGCTTACCAGGTTGGAGTCGGGGGACAGGCATTGTATGGTGACATGCCGGTCTACTCCGAATTGTACCGCTCTTACAAACGTAATGGGTTGAAGAGCAAATGTGGCCAATCACTTCTTTTCTCGGATAGCGGGTTTATGAGAATGACCCGCCAAATAGTGCGAGGAGGCGAAGCTAGTGTCGTAAGAGACGAAACACGCATTAGTTTCTGGAAAGCCTTTGATATCCTGCCGTCCATACAGGTTATGCTTGAGAGTAGACTGCGCCGGATGGCCTACAGTGAAATCAGGGATTATCCGTTGAACATCGCCCCTGCTGTGGGGTTGTTTACGGCCTGAGTCCGATGGGAATTTGATATATAAGACGCAATATATAGATAAGTTTGTTACTAACCATGCCTAAGAATGCTGCAAAGCAGCATAAGAGTGATTCCAAGCCAGTTCCGGCTGGTAAGGCTTTGAGGAAAGCTGCTAAAGAAGTTATTCCCAAAGGAACGTTCCAGGCTGCTGGTTCCAAAGTGGGTGGGTTGTTTGGACCCTTGGGGTCTGTTGCTGGTGGATTGCTGGGCAAAGGACTGTCGAGTATTGTTGGGTTCGGAGACTATACCGTCACCGAAAACTCTCTAATGAGTACCCCAACTATTTATACGGATGCTGTACCACAGTTTTCCGTTAATAACCATGTGACTAAAGTTCGTCACAGGGAATACATACGAGACATTCTTGTGCCCGCTGTGCCAGCAAACTTCACACTCACTACGGACGCCATCAACCCGGGAAATGCAACTATTTTCCCCTGGCTGGCACCAGTGGCCCGTCAGTTCCAAGAGTATGCCTTTAAAGGGCTAGCTTTTGAGTATAAGACTATGAGCAGTGATTATGCTGCCAACGGGCCACTGGGGACAGTGTGCTTAGCCACCAATTATAATGCAAATGACAGTCCATTTACTAATAAAATTCAGATGGAAAATTCTGAGTTTGCCGTCAGTACCAAGCCATCACATTCAATCCTCCATCCGGTTGAGTGTGCTCCGCGCGAGCGGGTTGCAGAACTGCTTTACATTCGCGACCCCCTAGCTGATGTTACTACTGTTTCAGACAAGCGATTCTACGACTGGGGCAATCTTCAAATAGCCACAGTCGGGTTGCCTGGCACCAAGGGCCAGGTTCTCGGTGAGCTGTGGGTCACGTACGAAATAGATTTGTACAAGCCCATTATTTCTCCCTTGAATTCAACGTCTACAACATTGTTCCAGCAGGTAGGGCAGGCGACGACAGGCAGCGTTGCATGGCAGAATTGGGTTAATATCCCAACTACAGGGGCCGCTACAGGTATCATCGAGACGCAGTCGGGAAGCACTCTTGCTACATCGGCTGCAGTGACCCTGCTTAACACTGGCGGTATGGCTGCACCTATGCAATTTAATAAGGCTGGCTTGTATACTATCGTAGCCAAGTTTTCGGGAACTGGAGCCGCCGCGGACAGCTATACTGTCCCTACAACGTCAAATGGCGTCGGCGGGGTTGCCCCCACTATTATTGGGGCTTCAGTGTATGCCAACAGCACCCTTAATGGCATTTATGCATTTACGGTCTATGTATCAACTGCTGCAGTGGGGGGGCAAGTGGTTCTGAGCAACCTGGCTCAGGGCACTGCCACTGCATCGGCGACCTTCGTTCAGGTCACCGTTAATTCGACTGGTTAGTAATCGGGTCTGAGTGCGTGAGGAAGAAACCGTATGCCTCCGCTAGTGAAGACTTTACAGTGTGCAACAATAATAACGTGAATTCGCAGGCGCGGGCATTCAACCGGGACTCGTCACCCCGCCGGGTGCGAACGTGAACAGAGGCGTGGAGTAAGCTAGTTGGGGGGTTACGTGAGGCCCTCACCGAGGCCAGTAGACACTGGTAGACTAGCCCAGGACATTGCTAATGGGCACGCAAGCATTGGGTTGATACTTGTAGAATTCATTACAAAAACCTCCTAAGGGAGTAAACAAATGTAGATCTATTCTTTGCCAGTGTCAGCTGGTTAGGCTTGTTCGCATGCAAGCATTCCAAGGCAGGGTACTGACTTAAGCTGGGGGGGGGGTAAACTCCCTAGTGTACCTGTTGAGCAG